GTAGCAATACTGATTAATCCAGTATTTAATTGGTTAATATCTTGTCTTATTCCAAATATTCCACTTTGGACTTCAACTAATGATGATTGATTTTGTTGAAGTGTTTGAAGATTTTTAATTTCAGTTTCACTTGGTGCAACACCACCTAATAAATTAGATCCTCTTATTGTTTGTCCAGATACTGATGTACTTCCAGCAATAACTTGCCTAGACTCTTGAGAAAGAGGAAAACCTGTAAGTGGTGTGACCTGCTCAGCCATTATTTGTTCCGTTCTTTAAATTTTCCTCTGCAATATACTGTTGGAGTAGAGAAACGTACACTTCTCTTTCCCAAGGTATCATATTTTCTAAGTCTGTCAAGCTATATTTATGATGCTGAAGAAGAGCAAAATTTATTTTATAATATGACGCAAGACTTTCATGCGCCATTGCTAGGCGAAAAAAGATGTTAATCCCTCAAGTACAATCTTATTTTCTACACCAGTGTTTGGATTTGTTACTTTGATAGTGTGACTTAATTTTGGCATAGATTCAAAAAACTTTTCAATCTTTTTGAATTGTTTTGAACTCAATGATTCCAAAAAGTCTGTTAATTCCTTTTTAGTACAATCTGATGCCGACCAGGACTCTTCTTCATTATAAATTTGTTCAACACAGGAAGTAATGACTCCAAAAGTATCATCAACACTTATCTGATCATTGCGAATAAAATTATTTTTAATAAATTCTTGAATAGATGGATATTTCATCCTAACACTCAGATTATCATCTAATTGAATATCACGACTGTGTTCATCATTTACTTCTACTTTAATATCGTCTAAATTAATAGTTATGGGTACTTGAGTTTCTCCATCATCTGGACATGTAATCAAAACCTCTGCAGTTTCACCAACAGATTTTCCTCTAATATTTAAAAATAAGTATTCGATATCAAAAGTTGCTAATGAATCAACCTTAATACCTTTTGTAATAATACAATTACTAATTACATCTTTTACTGCTTCAGTAATTTGCTTTGGATCTTCACTTTCCATTGCAATAATTAAAATCTTTTCTTCTTTAACTAAAAAAGGTCTATACTTAACTGTCTTTTTTATAGAAGGAATTTCCAACTCATACGTTGGTGTAGAAACTTTTGGTAATGGCATAATAATCAATAACTAGCGAAAATATTTAGACTGCTTTCTGACTTCCTGTTAATGTAGTATAAATTTCCCCTTTTACTATTGCTTCTGTTGGAGTTAAGTTTATTGGTCTAAAAACAACTCCACTAGTTCCTGCCTGCCCAGGAGACATAGGAACTCTTCTAGGTATTGATGAATCATTGTTAAATGAAATTCCCTGAAATATAGGTAAACTAAGTGCTCTACCTGCAATATAGCGATCATACTCAAATGTAGCGGCAACTTTTAATATATCAGATGGCCCATAAGAAACTGGAACACTTGAAATTGAAGCAGGAAATAATCCCCTAAAAGTATATTCAATTTCTCTGTTATAATCTCTATCAAATTTTATAATTCTTGTTTGATCGGATTTATAAGTTGAAGGATATTGCATTCGAATGAAGTAATCATTAGATGCTTGATTTGCTGCAGACCCACTTGCAATATAATCCATCCAATGTTCCAATAATTTTAAAGTATTATAACTACTGTCAACATAAAATTCTAAAGTTATGTTTGTGTATATCCTTGTATGTGCTACTTTTTCTTTCAGTCCAATATAAGGAGATACTTCTGTAGTTGCAAAAGAGGATGTTGGTAATGATGCAGAAAAACATAATAATCCAAAATCACCACCAGTAAAAAATGGAGTGATACCCTTACCCAATAAAAAAGATGAAAGTTCGGATGGCAATCCACCAAACTGAACTTCATAATGGGATGTTTGTGCTAAATTTCCAAATAAAGATTTTACACTTGATAAACTCCTAGGAATTGGCACTCTAAATACCTATAATTGATCTTTTATTATAAGTATTTAGACATCAATTATAAATAATAAGAAATAATAAATTCTTCAATATGAAAGAGATAAGTTATAAATGGAATACCAAAAATCTTGATAGTATTTTAAATATACATTCAAAAAATGAATTTATAGAAGAAACTTTTCTAACAGAAAATTCTAATGGATGTAGTGGGATAAAAAATGGATTTTATGGGAAAAAACATACAAAAGAAACTAAAAAAATAATAAGTAAAAAAATTAAAAACAAATGCCAAACTGATGAAAATTTTAGAAAAAGTAGAATAAATATTGGAGAAAAAAATGGAATGTACGGAAGTAAAAGATTTACTGATCTAAATCCTATGTGGGGAAAAAAACATTCCAAAAAAACAAAATTAAAACAAAGTGAAAAGAAAAAAGAATGGTATAAAAATAATCAAAATCCAAATAAAGGAAAAAAACTTTCCGATGAAAGAAAAAATCAAATATCAGAAAAAAATAGTAAAGAATATAAATTAATAAATCCAGAAGGAAAAATAATACAAATTAAAAATCTTGCAAAATTTGCAGAAAGTAATAATCTAAGCATTGGATGTTTATATCAAGTAGTTTCTGGAAGAAATAAATCCCATAAAGGTTGGAAAAAATATGAGTAGAAGAAAAAAATATTTGCAAGGAAGATATTCACCATCCAATCCACAAAAATATAAAGGAGACATTCATAATATCATTTATAGAAGTAGTTGGGAAAGAAAGTTTCTTTGTTACTGTGACTTAAATATGAATATTTTAGAATATTCAAGTGAAGAAATTGCCATACCTTATAGATCTCCAATTGATGGTAGAATCCATAGATATTTTGTTGATTTTTATATAAAATACAAAGACAATGACGGAAATGTTAAAAAGTCTTTAGTAGAAATCAAACCAAAGAAGCAAACAGTTGAACCAAAAGTTCAAAAAAAGAAAACAAAAAGTTATATCTATGAAGTTGTTGAATATGCTAAAAATCAGGCAAAATGGGAATCTGCAAGAGAATGGTGTTTGGATCATGGTTATGAATTTAAAATCCTCACAGAAGAAGACTTGGATATAAGATAATGGCACTCACAGGATATGAAAGACCAAAACTTGAAGATTATTCATTAAGTGAATTAAAAGAGATTGCAACTGAGTATTACATACCTCATCAATACACAAAAACTGGAGCAACAAGTACAAATTATAGTCGTTTAAACAAGACGCAGTTAATTTATATTATCAAATATGATCCAGATTATCAAAGGGCGGATCCAAAATCTAGAGTTGGTGGTAAAGGTGATAAGCAAAAAACTGATAACAGAATTATTCCTGTCAAAAGAGATTTAGTTGGGGTTGAAAGTCCTTCTGAATTAATGAATATGATTATTGAAAGACTTCAAGATACTGAAAGAGATCTTCCATCTGCAGGTAAATATTATACCTACATATATTATGCTAAGACACCAAATATTATTTACGATAGATATCCATTGATACTTGCATCTGAACCTATGGACTATGGATTTTTTGGGTTTAATTATCATTGGGGAAAGATAAGAAAATATACTTTTCCAGAAGTTGCAAGTCCTTTTTACGAAGTAACTATGAGTGAATTTAACACTCTTCGTTCTATTCCTTATGCAGATTTTCGCCAAACTTAAAAATAAATAGTTAAAAAAATAAATGGCACAAATACTACGATATCCAAAAGCTAGTATTGGAAAAAATGATGATTTTTTGCAGGTTGATGTTGTAGAATATAAACCTCCTGGATTATCTGCAGGTTCTGCGGGATCTTTTGCATTAGGAACAACTGAACAGGCATTGGGCGGAAGTAAACTCTTAAGTACAATTTTACTTCCCATGCCACAATCTGTTGCAGACTCAAATTCCGCAAACTGGGGTGAAAACACATTAAATGCTGCTCTTGCTGCTGGATTGATTGCTGGAAAGGAAACTATTGAAAGTGGAGATTTTGTTGGTGGTGCCATGTCAAAAGGTCAAGAATTGTTTTCTAAGTTTCAAGGAGCATTTACGAGTGGAACAGGACAAAAAACTGCATCGTCTGTATTTTCTAAATTAGCAGTTCAAGCACTTACTGGACAAGATGCAAATATAACTGGATTAATATCAAGAGAAACTGGTGCAGTAGTTAACCAGAATGTTGAAATGCTATTTCAAGGGGTAAATATTCGAACAGCATTTCAATTTACTTTTGATTTAATTCCAAGATCTCAATCAGAAGCAGAAGAAATAAAGACTATAATTCGAACTTTTAAACAAGAAATGACACCAAGAAAAGGTGCTACTGGATCAACTGGAGGTGGTTTCTTTGTAAAGTCACCAAATGTCTTTAGAATACAATATAGAACTGGATCAAAACCACATCCATTCTTAAATAAATTCAAACCATGTGCATTAACAAACATGAGTGTTAATTATTCTGGATCTGGTCAATATGCAACTTTTAATGATGCAACTCCAGTGCATATGATTTTATCTCTTCAATTTCAAGAACTTTCTCCAATTTATGCAGAAGATTATCAGAATATCAAAGAAGGAGTAGGTTACTAATGACATACTTTAGAGAACTTCCAAACGTTCAGTATCAATCATTTCTTTCCGATAAACAATCATCACAGGATTATCTTCTTGTAAAAAATATTTTTAGAAGAGCAAAAATTAGAGATGACTTACAAAATGTATTTACAGTTTTCAACAAATACCAAATTGTTAATGGTACAAGACCTGAACTAGTTGCCCAAGAAATTTATGGGAGTGTTGAGTATGATTGGATAGTAATTATAAGTGCAGGAATTACTAATTTAAGAGATCAGTGGCCTTTATCAAATAAAGACTTGTATCGATATTGTAAAAGAATTTATGGAAATGATTTAAATGCCATTCATCACTATGAAACAACTGAAGTAAAAGATGATCGTGGAAGATTAATACTCTCTGCTGGTCAAATTGTAAATTCAAATTTTACAATACCAAATCCAATATCACCATTAAGTACTTTAAATCCAGTGGTTGGAATTAGTAATTATGAATATGAAACAATACAGAATAATAAAAAAAGTTTAATCTATCTTTTAAAACCACAATATCTTCAAACTATCCTTAAAGATATGAGAAGAGAATTATTTTATGATGAGTCTTCTCAGTATATTGATCAACAAACTATTAGAACTGAAAATACTTATAATACATTACCATAAAAGTTCCAGATTTTTATCAAACATTATCACATATCGGTGCTTGCGGGAGCGTTCTTTCCACTCTCCTTCAGCACCTTTAATTTTTCCCCTAGAGTGTTTAGTTCCGTCTGCATAATAGAAATCTTTCTTTGGGTCTGTAAGTCCGCAATACTTAAAGTTACAAGCGCGATAGATTGTACCGCTATGGAAATCACTATCAGCGTAAGAGATGATTGCTTTAACTTCAGTATCCTTCCGTAACTGTCTAATCGATCTTGAAACAAACCAAGAAGTGATATTATGCTCCCCAGATTGGATATCTGGGTGGATGCAGAGGCGCGAAAGTTCAAATAATCCTTGTTGTTCATTCCTTTCAAGTCCAAATGCTCCTTTTGCGATTTCAGGTACAGGTAGTCCAGTAAAAATTACTGTTCCAAGTAATTGACCTATATTTAATGGAGAAAAATCATTTTTCTTAAACAAACCGTAATTATAACCACTTTTGAAAGTCTTAGAAAAATCTTTAAGATAATGATAAGTCAGTAGAAGGTCTTCTGCCTGTTTTTTTGGGATTCGATCAATGTAAAAATCAGATTTCATAAAAAAGGGGAGACCTTTGCCTCCCCCATATTATATCAGATAATCAGTCCTTCGTCAATTTTTTGCCCTTATTCCAGGGAATTCTTCCTTTACAAGATTCACTTATTTTTTTTCTAACTTCAGGTCTTCTGGATGGATTCTCATCGCCAACTAATTTTCCTCTTGCTCTTAAACCTTTTTCTATATCAGACTGCCTTCTTTTTTCAGTCATAGTTTTTGGAGTTCCTCTATTTGCCTCTGCTATTTTTCTTTTATGAGATTCTGATAAAGGTTTTCCAAGTCTTCCTTTCCTTCTATTTTGAATATCTTGCTCCGTCATTATTTTACCAGAACATCCATCACCACCATTAGTTTTATTGTGAAGAATTCCAGTTCTCAAATCTTTTCTACCAAAAATAAAAATCATATAGATTTCGTGATTAAATGCCTGTTCTTCTGTAAGATTTTTCTTTAAAAATAAAATCCTATCTTTTGATGGTGGGTAAAAACCACTATGCTTTAAAAAAGCTCTTCTACCCTTTCCCTTACCTATGTAATAGGGAGTTCCATCTTCACGCAAATATGCGTAAGTGTAGTATTTCATCTGCTTCTAAATTAAGGTCGCAATAGTATTTATAATAAAATAGGGTGGATTTCTCCACCCTTCTCTAAAAGTGCGACCTTATTAGAGCATCACTATTTAGACATCAATCATCTGATGCTAATTTTGCGAAGTACGAAAGTGCATCATCATCTTCATCATCTTCAACCGCAGCAGCACGACGGGTGGGTTTCAGATTGTTGAGTTCAGATCGGAGATCATCATTAAGTTCTTTTGTAGAACCACGATAATTATCTTCCTCTTCAACCTCTTCATCAATACGAGTGTTCTTAGTACCCAGAACAGAACTGAGACGCTTCTTCAGTTCTTCATAAGTCTTGAATTCACCAGGAGACATGAAATCTGCGAGAGAATACTGCTTCTTCCAGATTGCTTCCATTGCATCATCATCATCCAGAAGAGCACTTTGAGAAGCAAATTCACTGGAATCATAGTTGCGATAACCAGCAACATTCTTTGCCTTCAGTTTGAAGTTAGCACCTTGCCAGAAGTCAAAAGGATCAATGGGAGATTCATCTTCAAATTCAGGTTGCATCGCTTCGGTAATCTTATCAAAGATTTTCTTACCGTACTTGAAGAGGAACACCTTACCCTCATTGGAAGGATTAGCAGGATCCTTCACCACATAGATGTTAGATACATAGGTCAGTTTACGCTTCTGCTTACGGGCAACTTCTTTGCCAGCATCAGTACCGTTGTTCCACAGACCAGAGTTGTGCTCACAAACAGGACACTTTTGATTAATACTTGTCAGACAGTTGTCAATCAACCAACCGCCAGGACCCTGGAATGCGTGAGAGTAAACTTTCACGAAAGGAAGATCTTCACCATCGGGAGCAGGAAGGAATCGGATTACTGCATACCCATTCCCACTCTTATCACAGTCTAACTTCCATACGCGATCATCGGAAGAACTGCCAGAACTATTCATTTTTTCGACTTCTTTCACCAGTTTTTCGGTGAGAGAACCAAGTTTAGATTGCTTTTTAAGATCGGCAAATGCCATTTGGATACCTCGGATAGTTTGG